CTGATCCATTCTTTCACGGTCTGGACGCTCAGCACGGATATGAGCACGATTCTTAATAATGGTGCTGCTGACTCATTTTTTAACCGCTTGTCCATCTTCAACCTGGGCCGCGATAACCATGGCGTCAATGCAATTAATAAGGATACGGAAGTATTCGAGAATATATCCGCTCCTCTTGGTGGTCTTGATCATCTCCAGAATCAAGCCATTGAGCAAATGTGCTTACCAGCGTCTCTGCCATTGGTGTACATGACTGGCATTACGCCATCTGGCCTAAATGCATCATCGCAAGGCGAGATCGAAGTATTCCACGACAATTGTGCGGCAAACCAAGAAATCTATTCCCCCCATGTTCACAAGCTTTTGAACTTGGTTCAGCTTTCCCTGTTCGGTGAAATCGACAAGGAAATAAGCTTTATGTGGGAACCGCTAAAGACAATGAGCCCTGAGCAAATCTCGAACATGCGTAGGCTAGAAGCAGAGACAGACAGCATAGACATTAACAGTGGCGCATTGACTCCCGAAGAACGTAGGAAACGCATTGCTAATGAGGAAGATTCTCCTTATGCTGCACTTGATCTTGATGAAGTAATTATCCCGCCTGACAACCCAGAAGATGAAAACTTTATGTCTCATCTGGGTTCTGGCAATCCAAAAATTGAGGAATAGAAATGGCATTCTTTGACAAGATGAGCAATGCTCAGGTAGCCGCAACGACTACCGGACAGATGGCGGGATTGGTAGCAACAGATATGCAATCTTTAATGCCTTCTCAGGCTTCTTCACTTCCAACAGCGAATGTTACCGCGCTCACTGCTTCTCAGATTGCCGCAATTCAGCCAGCAACATTTGGGAATTTCACGACATCGCAAATAACCGCGATGACTGCCGCCCAAGTGGCAGCGCTTACGCCAGGTCAACTTGCGCTGCTAAGTACAGCACAGACCGCAGCTCTTACAAATGCCGATATTGCCGCTCTTACTCCTGCTCAGGTTCCATCTATTCCTGTTGCTGATATCGCTGCGCTTTCAACGGCACAAACAGATTCGATCACAACAACCGATATAGGAACTCTGACCAATCCAGAGATAAGCGCTTTCCCAGCAGCAGACATTGATGCGATGACATTGGCTCAGATCGGGGCAATTACTCCAAGCCAGGCCGCATCTTTGACAGCAGCAGATATCGCAGGCTTGTCCACAACGCAAACAGCCGCCATCGTGCCGGCTGCAATTACAGCATTGCAATATCCAGAAATAGCGGCATTCACAGTTGGCAATATCGGGGCATTCACCAATGCACAAATTGCCGCCATTTCCCCTTCTGAGATTGTTGCATTTAGCAATGCGCAAATCGCTGGATGGACTACAACGCAATTTGCGTTACTAGCTCCTTCGACATTTGGCGCATTGACGCCAGCACAGATTGCAGCTCTTGGGACAACCTATGTAGCAGCGATCACAGTTTCTCAGGCTGCAGCTATGACCAAGCAGCAAGTGGCTGCGCTAGTTTCTACGCAGGTTGCAGTTCTAACCGTAAGTCAGTTGCCAGCACTGAGCGCCACTGCAATATCTGGATTGACTCCTGCTAATGTCGCATTACTGACCACGACTCAATTAGCATCTATCACGGCGAATCAAGTCCAATTCGGTATGACCGCCGCACAGATAGGCGCATTGACGGCAACGCAAGTGGCTGCATTGACCAATGCCCAGATAGCTGCCTTGAGCGCTTCTCATGCATCTTCTCTGATTCCTACACAGGTAGCAGCGTTCACAACAGGCCAAGTAGCTTTGATGACTCCTGCGTTTCTGACAGCAATGCTTTCTTCTGGAGCAAATGCCGCAGCGTTCACAACTTCGCAAGTGGCAGCAATGGTCGTATCGCATGTGCAGGCAATGGGGGCACAGCACATTTTGAACCTATCGCCAGCACAAATAGCGAATATGACGACAGCGCATATTGCTGCTTTGACTCCTGCCAATGTTGCTGCTTTGAGTAAAACTCAGCTTTCGGCCCTCACATCAACACAAGCGGCAGCGTTCACAACAAAACAAATAGCTGCTCTCGCGGCTCCTTCTTGGTATTAATTGGGGATAGACATGGTTGAATATGATCGCAATTGTCAGATTTACGTTAATCCGACCAATCCATTTCCATCGGCGATTCTGACTGGTACTACCTATAAGTCAGGCATCATGCCGTTGCAGGTATTCAACCAATGGGCAAGTAACTTGGTCGGATATAACGCCATCTCGGCATCGGTGAAAGCGGATCAAGTCGTGACAATCACGGTTCAGCGCTATATGGATGCCGCTGGTTTAGTCCCAGTGGGATCAAACGCCACAGCAACCACAGTCGCCAATACCGCGAGCGCCGTTTCTTTGACGACAGTTGCTCCGGCCATGTTCTACGATGTGCAGATTTCCAATAGCAGCGGTTCTACTGCCAATATCGCAGCAGGAACCGCTGCTATCATCATCATGCCTAATCCGTAATGGCACAGAAAGAGAAAAAGCTGGCAGCGATTCACCCTAATGCAGGGATCGAGGCAGCTTTTCGCAAGAAACTGGAGCATATGATTGATGAAATGAATAGCTCTGTTGAGTATTGGTTGAGTGCAGCATACAAAGCCAATACTCCAGAGATGGCGCAAGATAAATCACCGGCAGTCATGCTCAAGCAGGTAATGCGCAGGCTCTCGAAGAAATGGAATCAGAAGTTTGCAGACTTAGCGCCAGAAATTTCCAAGTATTTTTCTACCGCAGCCAAGGATCGTATTGACGGATCATTTCAGAATGCGTTAAAAGAAGCAGGGTTCACTGTTCGATTCACCACAACCCGCGCAATAAACGATATTATCCAAGCTACCGTTGCAGAGAATGTTTCGCTGATTAAGACAATATCTAGCGAGTACCTTTCTGACGTTGAGCAAATGGTTATGCGCAGTGTGACTCAAGGCCGCGATCTAGGAGGATTGCGAAAAGAACTTGAGGATAGATACGGGATCACGAAGCGACGAGCAACACTGATAGCCAAACAATCGAACAATAACGTATCGGCTATGGTGAAACGAGCACGTGAGGAAGAATTAGGAATCACTGAAGCTGTATGGATACATGCACGCAAGAGCCGCCATCCAAGGCATGAGCATGAAGAATGGAACGGGAAGCGGTACAACATCAAGACAGGGATGTATTCCAAAGTATCAGGCAAATATGTTTGGCCCGGAACTGATTTTAGTTGCGGTTGCATTGGCAGAAGCATTCTTCCATCAATGAATCGCACAGCTTATACAGAGTAAAACATGCCAAGATTAGCCACAGACCCGCCAATCAGCGAAAAGCAGCGACGTGCCATGTATGCCGCCGCTGCTGGCAAGTCCAATCTGGGAATACCTAAGAAAGTGGGTAAGGAGTTTGTGGGAAAAGATGAACGAATCAAGGGCGCTGGCATCATGATGATGTCGCCTCAAGGCAATGTTTTGTTTATCAAGAGAAGTCCAAAATCAAATCATAGTAATGAATGGGATTTTCCAGGCGGCAGGGCTGATGATTATGAAAGCCCAGAAGATACCGCGATCAGGGAAACCATCGAAGAAATAGGCGCTATGCCTTATGGTCAGCTTCAGGAGATATCCGATTTCAAGGATGTCGAAGGAGTGGACTTCGTTACCTATTGCATGTATGTCTCGCGTGAGTTCACGCCAAAGCTTGAGCTATCCGAGCATACAGACTTCAAATGGGCACCTCTCGATAATCCACCTCAGCCTTTGCATCCAGGCGTGAAGAAAACGATTGAGTCCTATTTGAAAGATCAGAAGAAAGATCAGTTAAAGCCTGCTCAGGATCAACATATTGCAATGGATCATCTGGCGTTTGATAAAGAGAGCGTTAGGACTTTCGACCAAGATGGCCGCTTGCATGTTGCCTTGACGAATATCAGTAAAGCAAATATCTGCCCTTATCGCGGCAATGAAATCCCTGATTGGCAGGAACTCGGCCTTGATCCAGATAAGGTATATAAGTTGTTGCGCGACCCTGCAGAGCTTGAAAAGGGAGCATCGACGTTCAACAATATACCTGTACTCTCAGAGCATGTCCCTGTCAGCGTAGAGAACCCACGGCAAGAACTGGTTATGGGTTCTACAGGTACTGATTCTGTCTTTGAATCACCTTATCTGAAAAATTCCATGGTGGTATGGGTTCAGAAGGCGATTGACGGGATAAAGAGCAAAGACCAACAAGAATTATCCTGCGCTTATTATTACCGTGCTGATATGAAGCCAGGAACGTTTGAAGGGCAAAGCTACGATGGTGTGATGCGTGATATTCGCGGTAATCACGTCGCACTTGTTTCCAAAGGTCGCGCCGGGCCTGATGTTTTAGTCGGCGATAGCAAACCTACTTTCTCAACCAAACAGGAGAAAACCATGGGCAAGTCCCTTAGCAAAACTGCAGTGATGGTTAAGGGAGCCTTGATGGCTGCTCTAAAACCAAAGATGGCCGCTGATTCGAAAGTCGATCTGGGTTCTTTGTTGAATTCGGTATTGGCTGGCGTCAAGCGCAAGAATTGGCATGAGAAGCGCCCTGGTATTCTGGCCGCGATCAAGCCGAAGTTGGCATCGGATGCCGAATTGTCGGATGTGGTTGAATTACTCGACAAGCTCGAAGAAAGCATCCCCAAGGAAGCTGACACAGCAACAGACGATGATGACCCTGAAGGCTTGGAAGAAATCATGACCATGCTACGCGGGAAGATCAGCGACGAAGACCTGAAATCTGTTGAAGAAATGTGCCGCCAGCACATGGCACCAAAGATGGCTGGCGATGAGCCTCAACAGACTGCAGGTGCAGCCAATGCCAATCCAAAAGACACCACAAACAAAGAAGTAATTAAGGATGGTGATGGCAAAGACAAAGAAGGAAAGGACAATTACGACATGGTAGGCAAAGCCGCGATGGACAAAGCGATCAAACTGGCATCTGATAAGGCAGCGAAAGACGCCGAACAGCGCACAGTTAAACGCATGAACGACATTGCCGAAGCTCGCGAAGTTGTCGCGCCTTATGTCGGCAAGCTGGAAATTGCGATGGACAGTGCAGAGCAAGTCTATAAGACCGCTCTGGAAACACTGAAGGTTGACATTGATGGCGTCCATCCGAGTGCATACAAAGCCGTCCTGATGGCACAACAAAAGCCGGGAAGTGAATCCAAGCCGCGTATGCATGTTGTCGCTACTGATAGCGCGATGAATGCAGACATGATGGAAGCATTCCCCAATATGCACCGCTTGGATAAGCGTTAATCTCAACCCCATATAACTTTACAAGGAGTACATCATGGGATTTCCCCGTCAAGTAAATGTCGTAGCGGCTCCAGCAACGGTCGGTGACTGGTGTGACCGCAACCCACGCGCAACTGTTGACGCCGGTTATGGCGCTCTGGTTGCTGGTGCCAATGGCCTGACCATTGGTAACTTTGCCTGGTTTGATCCAGTCAATCCAAACGCACTGAACAACACAGGCCCAGGCGCTCCAGTTGGCTTTGTCCACCGTGAGCAACAAGCGCTGATTACCCAGTATCTGGCTGACAGCACTTTGGTGATTCCGGCTGGTTTGGGAGCAACTGCTGTCAATGCTGCTGGTGTGTGGGCCTTGAATACTGGTACTGTCACTGCACAGATCGGTATGACTGCCTATGCCAATAACGCAACTGGCGCAGTGACATTCAACGTAGCAGGCACTCCGCCTACATCGGCAAGCGTAACAGCCTCCTTGGCTGCGAACTTGATTACCGCTGCAACTGTTGCTGCGAACAGCATTACCGCAGGTTCTATCAGCGGTACTACCTTGACCGTCACAAGCATTGGCGCTGGCACTGTCTTGGCTGCCGGTCAAATTCTGTCTGGTGGTTCGCCTTCGACTGGTTTTGTCGATCCGAATACAACCATCGTCAGTCAGTTGACAGGCACAGCAGGCGGCACAGGTACTTACACTGTGAACATCTCTCAAAACGTCACAAGCGTTGCTATGGGTGTTACTGGTGGTGGTCTGACCGTTACCACGATGGGCACTGGCACTGTCGCAGTAGGACAAACAGCCACAGCAGTGAGCAATCTGGCAGCCGGAACAACCATCACAGCATTCGGTACTGGTAACGGAACAAATACAGGCACTTATGCTTTGAGCCTGGCTCCTACCACTCCAGCGGCTGGTGTAGCAGTAACACTGTCTGGCGGTACTTTGATAGTCACTGCCGTAGGTTCTGGCGTGCTGAACATCAACGATACCGTAACAGGCGGCACTATTGCGGCTGGTACTTACCTGCAATCCTTCGTGGCTGGTTCTGGCACATTGGGCGGTACTGGTAACTACCTGGTCAACACATCGACCACATCGGCCAGCGGTACTGTGACAGTCGCAGCAGGTACGGCAACTAAATGGGTGGCTCAATCGGTCGGTGCGCCGGGTGAGCTGGTGAAGATGACTACTTGGCTGCTGGGATAATCCTAGCCATTTTTAATTAAGAAAAGGAAATTATCATGCCAAAAATGGCCTACGATATGTCGCCAGCAGAACAGCAATCGGTCCTAGCGTATCACTCGAAACGCTGGGGCATTGACTTCCCTGACTGCAAAGGCTTCTTGCGCCCCGAATGGCGTCATGACTTCAATATGGCATGCGACGCGCAGCCACAATTGGTCACTGTCGCCAGCTCGGGTATCCCCGCATACCTGTCGTTTTATCTTGATCCTGATGTCCTGCATATTCTGACCGCAAAGAACGAAGCTGCAAATATCTTCGGCGAAGAACAAAAAGGCTCTTGGATTGATTCGACAGCGATCTTTCCAGTTATTGAACGCACTTACGAAGTTTCTTCGTATGGTGACTACGCCAATAGTGGCTCTTCCGGTATCAATACCAACTTCCCTGAGCGTCAAGCGTATCTGTATCAGACATTCATCGAATATGGTGATTTCGAGATCGAGCGCGCCGGATTGGCAAAGATCAATTTTGTTTCCGAAATCAAAGAAGCAGCTATCGACGGTTTGAACAAGTTTCAGAACTTGACCTATTTCCGTGGCGTAGCTGGCCTGCAAAACTATGGCATCTTGAACGATCCTTCTTTGTTCCCGGCAATCGCTCCAATCCCCAAGGCAGCAGGCGGCGTATCTTGGGCGAATGGTAACGTGATTAACGGTACGGCAAATGAAATCTTCGCTGACGTTCAAAACCTGGTATTCCAGTTGATTTCTCAGTCGTCCGGTAACATCAACGTCAAATCGGAAATCATCCTGGCCATGTCGCCTAAGAGCGAAAATGCTCTGACTGCAACCAACACATTTAATGTCAATGTGATGGCTCTGCTGAAGAACAACTATCCAAATCTGCGGGTAGAAACTGCGATCCAGTACGGCGCTCTCACAGCACAGAATCCACAGGGTTCTGCTCTGGGTGAGATTGTCCAAGCTTATGCACCGAAGGCTGAAGGACAGAAGACTGGCTTCACCAGCTTCAATACTAAGCTGCGTGCTGGCACGATCATTCGTGAGCCTAGCGCTTGGAAGCAGAAATTCACTCAAGGCACATGGGGCTTTATTTTGCGTCAACCATACGCCGTTGCTACATTGGTCGGCGTATAAAGCATAAAAATCCGGTGGAGATATCTGCCGGACTTTTTCAGATTTCGTAATATCAGCATTTCGCTGATTTCTTCAAGGGGAAACAAAGTGAACGAGAAACCAGAAGTGAGTCGCAAAGAGCGTACAGGCGGCGCTACAGTGACAGTCGCATCGAAGATGCAAACGGATTTCATCCTGCAATTGCACTACATCCGTGAAGAAACTGAGCCTGTTTTGGGTGGTGGTGTACGCGTATTCAAAATTGCTCGCCCACGCACCGATATAAAGCCTATCTTGATTTCAGGTCTTTCCTATGCGCAAAACAAAGGCCCACATCAACGCATTGAGATTGGCTATGCGATGACTCCAGGCGTTCCCAAAGATTTCTGGGATGAGTGGCTGGAACAGAACAAGAACGCTGACTATGTGGTCAATGGAATGATCTTCGCTCATTCGGAAACAGCTAGCTTGATGTCTGAGGCCAAAGAAAAAGAATCTCTGAAATCGGGCATCGAGCGATTGAATCCCAAAGACCTTCCTAAAGGCATACAGCCTTCGGATCGTAAAGCAGCGTAATTAAAGAATGTGGCAAGTAGACGGGGAGAATTGATATGACCGTTGTAGTGTTCAACTATACCAACTGGGCAGCAAGATACCCGGAACTTGCCACAACCGTATCTCCTACAACTGCGCAAATGTATTTCAATGAAGCGCAGATGTACGTTGATAACACGGATACAAGCATTGTCCAAGATATCAATCAGCGCACGATCTTTCTGAATATGATCACTGCGCATATTGCTTTCTTGAATTCTCCTTTGAGTACAGGGGTTAATTCTGGTACTGCGCCATCTTCCCCTCTTGTAGGGCGCATCAGTAACGCTACTGAGGGAAGCGTAAATGTCACGACTGAAATGAAATTGCCAGAAGGTTCTGCGCAATGGTTCGCTCAGAGCAAGTATGGCATCGCCTTCTGGCAGGCATCTTCGGTCTATCGCACGATGCATTATCTGCCTGGGCCTCGCAGAAATTTCAGTCCATTTGCAGGCACATTCCCCGGATTCCGATTCGGAAACGGATTCAATATCTTCTGATATGGCGATTAAATCTTTCACTGGTGGAGATAAGCTGAAGGCCAAGCTGCAAGAAATTGCAGACAAGGCTGGGCGTAATGCACTTTTGAAAGTCGGTTTTCTGGAAGGATCCACCGAAACAAAGAGCGCGATTCCAACAGCCACAGTGGCGGCAATTAATGAATTCGGCGGCACTGTCCCAGCGAGGACAGTTCCTGCAAGGGTAGTGAAGATTTATCGCAGAGTGAGCAAAACGGGCGCTTTCTTGAATGGTGCGAAGTTCACTAAGAAAGGTAAATCTAATTTTGAGACTGAGCATATTGTTCCTGAACATGAGATTCCAGAACATACGATACCTGCACGTCCTTTCTTTCGGCGCATGATCAAATTAGGCGGTAAGCATTGGGGCGAAGACTTGGGAGATATGCTAATTGCTCGTGATTATGATGTAGATAGAGCTATGGCTGAGCTTGGAACGCAGATGGTAGGGGAATTGCAGAAATCTATTCTTGATCCTGTTTATGTTCCTTTGGCTAAATCCACCATCGCCAAGAAGGGAAATGATCAAACATTGGTTGATTCTGGCGATATGTTGAATGCAGTTGATTTTGAGGTTGAGACAAAATGAACCTGCATTCTGTTGTCGCTCCCTATATAGGCGCGGTCAATCCCTTCTTGCTTTGCCAACTTCAGCCATCTATTGGATATACAACTAACCCAGATGGAACTCAAGTGCCAGGATATGGCCCCGCTCAAGACATTTATTGCCAATGCCAAGCTTTGCAATATAACGACTTGATGCAAGTAAGCGGCTTGAATATCCAAGGAAAGAGACTTGCTGCATACATCATTGGTGATTGGAATGGCGTAGTCAGAACAGATGCTAAAGGTGGCGACATCATCACATTGCCAGATAGCTCTGAATGGCTATGCGCATTTGTTCTTGAACCTTGGAGCCATTCTGCTGGATGGACTAAGGTTTGTTTGACTGAGCAAATGAAAGGCAGCTAATGGCTATCACGCTCAGTATCAATGAAGTACAGATTTTTACGGCGATGCGGAATTTCTTATTGAACATTCTGCCGGCAGGAATTGAAATAGTGAGAGGCCAAGTTAATCGTGTACCAGAGCCTACAAGTAATGACTTCGTGGTGATGATTCCCACATTTCAAGAACGTCTCACTGGTAATGTGGATTTGTATAACACAGTTCTTTTTACAGGCAGCATCGCAGGAACAACCTTAACTGTGACAGCGGTTAAATCGGGAACTATCGCAATCGGTAATTTGATTTTTGGCGTTGGCATTGCGGCGAATACAAGCATCACAGCATTCGGTACTGGAACAGGTGGAGTCGGAACCTATACAGTCAATAACACGCAAACAATCTCTAGTGAATCTATGCAAGCAGGTACGAAAACTGCTGAGCAAGACACAGAGGTAACGATACAATTAGATGTACATGGGCCTAATAGCGCGAACAATTCGCAGATCATTACGACTCTTTTGCGCGATCAGTATGGATTCGATTTCTTCGCTGCATCTGGAATTGACATGGAACCGCTCTATAGCAGCGATCCAAGACAGACGCCATTTATTGATGGCGAACAGCAGTACGAGGAAAGATGGACGATTGACGCAGTAATGCAAGTAAATCCTGTTGTTTCAGTCCCGCAGCAATATGCGGTAGTGCTTGGGCCTGTCAATGTGTTTGAAGAAATTTAGATTTACCGCTGATGCGGTTCTTTTTGGAGCAATAAAAAATGGCTAATCCCTCTATACCAGCATCAGCATTTGTCTCGGTAAATCCATCGGTCATCAATACTGGCGGTGCCGCGATCAATCTGAATGGTTTGTTTCTTACCACAAATACACAGATTCCTTTAGGGACTGTCCTTCAGTTTCCCACTGCTGCAGCTGTTTCTACTTACTTTGGCCCTTCGTCAAATGAGTACACAGAAGCATTGATTTACTTTGCTGGATACGTCGGCCAGACAGCATCACCAGGCGCTTTGTTGTTTGCTCAATATAACAACGTGGCGGTATCTGGTTATCTGCGCGGTGGTAATCTCGGCGCTCTGACTTTGACTCAGTTGCAGGCAATCACTCCTGGCACATTGTCAATCAAGATTGCCGGCGTAACGAATACATCGAGCAGTATCAATTTGAGTGCCGCTACAAGCTTTTCGAATGCTGCATCGATTATACAAGCGGCATTCACTACGCCTAACTTCGGCGTTACATACAATGCGACTGCAAACGCGTTCCAATTCACATCGACAGCAACAGGGGCAACTCAAACTGTCGCATTCAATGATTCTGGCGCATTCGCAACTGCACTGAATCTGACTGCAGCAACTGGCGCGGTTCTTTCCCAAGGTGCTGCTGCTGCTGTTCCTGCTGCATTCATGGCGGGTATCGTCGCTCAGACCACAAACTGGGCAACGTTCATGACTTTGTTTGATCCAGATAACGGCTCTGGAAATACAGTCAAGCAAGCCTTTGCCGCATGGAATACCACACAGAACAATCGTTATGCCTATATCGCTTGGGATACGGATATCACGCCAACTCAATCGACCAATGCATCTACTTCTCTTGGTCAAATTCTGCTGGGTAATGGTAACTCTGGCACATGCCTGATTTATGAGGCAACTAACTTGCATCATGCTGCATTTGTTTGCGGCGTAGCAGCGGCTATCAACTTCAATCAGCCAAATGGCAATACAAACTTTGGGTATCGTAGTCAGTCTGGTTTGACTCCAGCGGTCAACAATCAGACTGTCATGACAAACCTGATTGCCAATGGCTACAACTCTTATGATGCCGTCGCCAATTCTACAAACCAATGGCAGTATTTCTACCCTGGTTCTGTGACAGGCCCGTTCCTGTCCATGCAGCGTTATGTGAATCAGATTTGGCTGAATGCGAATTTCCAGACATCATTGGTCAATCTACTGACCAATACTCCGGCAGTTCCATATGTCCAGGCTGGCTATGCTCTGATTAAGGGTGCTCTACAAACAAACATCAATGCTGCGTTGAGTTTCGGCATGATACAGCCAGGTACTGTCTTATCTGCTGCTCAGATTGCTCAGGTCAACAATCAGGCAGGTACGCGCATTTCTGACATACTGGCAGCGCGTGGATGGTTCTTGCAGGTTCTTGACCCAGGCGCTGTTGTTCGCGGTCAAGGTGGATCGCCAATCATCAACTTCTGGTACACAGACGGCGGCAGCGTCTTGCAAATCAATCTGGCCTCTATCGACGTCGAATAATCATCAAATCAATTTAACTCGAAAGGTCAAAAATCATGGCAACCTTAACCGCAGCCAATTCGATCATCATGCTGTCTATCAACGGCTTATATCCGACTCCGGTACAACTTCAGGGCTATTCTGCTGATGATGTATTCGATTCGGAAGAAATCGACGCTGCTGAAACAATGATGGGCGTTGATGGCAAGCTGTCTGGAGGTCTGATCTATGTTGAGAAACCTTGGAACATTGTTCTTATGGCTAACTCAGCATCAAATCAGATTTTCGATAACTGGGTTCAATCTCAGATTGCGCAGAATGATCTATTCACCGCAAATATGTCGATTGTTTTGCCTAGCCTGGGTTCTACTACTGCATTCAGTAATGGCATCCTGAAAAAATATCCGCCTATGGCAAGCGCAAAGAAGATTCTCCAGCCTCGTAAGTTCACGATTGTCTGGGAATCTATCTCTAACGCAATAGGCTAATACTGGTTGCATGCGCCTGCCTTAGATGGCTAGGCTGTTTCATCCCCTTGGCAGTCGGCGCATGTATTCTTACGAGGGGATAAAAGGGGAAATGCAATGGCAAGAAAAACTGCAACGGTAGTCATTACCGCTGAAGGTAGGGATAAGGGCAAGGTATTTTTCATTACTGAAATGCCGGCTATGCAAGTGGAACGATGGGCGATGAAAGCTTTTCTTGCACTCGCTAGATCTGGCGTGGAAATTCCCGAGAACATATCGTCTGCTGGATTGGCTGGAATCGCTCAGCTGGGTCTAAAAGCATTTGGTGGTTTGAACTTTGATGATGCTGAACCATTGATGCAAGAGATGCTTGCATGTGTTCAGATTATTCCTAATCCATCGAATCCAACTGTAAGGCGCTCTGATATTGAAGCCGATATCGAAGAAGTCTCTACATTGCTAAAATTGCGCGCTGAAGTCTACAACTTGCATACGGATTTTTTGCAGCTCGGCGTCAACTCGAAATCGACCAAGACGACGAGCAAACAGGGTCAGTAAAGTTTTCTGAGTACGTAAATATCCCTGCATCTATTGGTGCAGTCATATCGGCAGGTTTGGCTACCTTATACGAATGCCAGACGATATACAGCGCGGAGGATGTATATTTATTGCTTGAAATAAATACGATAGATACTCACAACAGATTCATCGCATCTCAGAAAAAGGATTGATCGTGGCAACCATCATCGACGCTCTTTTAGTCACATTGGGCATTGATTCTGCTGGAATCAGGAAGGGCGCTGATGAAGCCATTAAGGCTCAGGATGACATAGAAGTCAGAGCTAATGAATCTGCTTCTGCTCAGAAAAAGCGAGATACGGAAGCAAGTAATGCTCTCAAGAAAAAGAATGCTGAAGAAACAAAGATATCTAAAGAGCGAGAAGCAAGAGCAAAGAAAGCCGCCGAAAGCTTGCAGAAAATACGCAATGAGGCATTAGGCGTTGCCGCTGCTTTCTTTGGGATATCTGCCATTACTGGATTTGGTGAACGACTTGTTCAAACAAATGCAGATGTAGGGCGATTATCCAAAACTCTGGATTTGAATGTCACAAGCCTAGCTGCTTGGCAAGGTGCTGCTGCAAAGTTTGGTGCAACCACGGATGACGTTTCAAACGCATTCCGCAACGTCAATAAGATTCAGCAAGAAATAAACACCACTGGAAATACAACCGCATTGCAGCCTTTGTTGCGTGCTGGTGTAGATGCGAAATTCTTTAATTCGGCAACTAGTGCTGAAGAAAAGATGCGATTGCTAAGTACTGCATTTCAAAAACTGACAGGTCAGCAAGCGGCATTCTTAGGCGGTCAAGCTGGATTCAGTGAGGCATTTGTCAGAATGCTTCAAGCTGGTCCTGCTGCCTTAAATAAAGAGATTGAACTACAGAAGAAACTCAATCCAATCAATGAGCAAGCCACAAAAGATGCGATTGATTTAGAGTCATCTTGGGCGCATTTTAAAACTGGCATTACTGGCGTAGGCAATGCTTTTTTGCATGATTTGATGCCAGCGATCAAATCTGCCTTGGAAAGTCTTGCATCCTTACTTGAATTCGCTACTCAGCATCTACCAGCAACTGAAGCATTAGTAACAGCTCTTGGTGCTGCTTTCGCTGTCCTGAGTTTGAAATCTATTGCTGGGGCGATTGCTTCAGTATCTGAATTCACAGGAGGCATGGGATTGGCGGCAACTGCTGCAAGCAAACTGATTGGATTATTAGGCTCTGCTGGGCTTGTAACTGCTGCCGGCGCTGCTGGATATGCATTGGGTTCTGTTCTTGGTTCTGCCTTGGATTCTTTGATAACAAAGATGACAGGGACGGATGCTAGTTTGGGGACATTCATCTATGATCTTTTGCATCCCAAGGAAGCTGCGAAGACTCCAGCGGCAACGAAGTCTAAGCCTTCGACAAATAAACCAGCATCGCCAGCATCGGCAATACCTTCTGGCGTTCCATCTGAAGTGGCTAAAGCCGCACAAGCAGCGCAAGCTAAGTATGGAATACCAGCTGAAGTAACAATTGCCCAATGGAAGCTGGAAAGCTCATCTGGCGCTCACATGCCCACGGGCAGCAATAACCCATTCGGCATAAAAGCCACGGCAGGACAACCATTTGTAGAAGCAGAAACAAATGAATTCATCAATGGGCAGATGGTTCGAGTCAAACAGAAATTTGCCAAGTTTGATTCTCTTGAAGATGCTTTTGCTGCGCATGCAAAATTACTTGCAACAGGCTCTGCATACACGGAGGCCAGAAAGCATCTTGATAATCCTGCGGCATTTGCTGATGCGCTTACTGGAAAATATGCGACCGATCCTAGATATGGAGAAAAGCTTAAAAAGCTGATGGCTTCTCAACTTGATCCGGCATTGGCAAAAGCGTTGACGCCTGGGCCGCAAGTAGATAAAACGGTGATGGCCGGCGCATCTGCTGCTGCAATGGCAAATCAAAGCACGACAAATAACAATCAAGCCAATCAGACAAATAGCGTTGAAACGCACATCGGTTCATTGAATATCAATGCCCCTAATGCAAAGACAAATTCAGATGTAGCAAATGCGATAGGGGATAAGTTGGGAAGTTATAGCTTTGGTTCAATGGCGAATACGGGGTTAGCATGAGTAATCCAAGATTTCCAGATGTCCCATTTGCTGTAGGAGTTCCATCTGTTCTAAGGACTCTGGCTGCACCAGGCCTTCCTATCAATAGCGCGGCCAATATCGCCATAGGCGCAGCCCAATCACAATTGAGCGGGGTTATCAGCAATGTCCAGAATTCTGCAACTGGCCCTATCAATGGCGCATTCGGTCAATTGCCGTCGCAATTAACGAGTGACTCGCCACAAGTCATCAACATCACGATGGCAAATAAAGGGCAATGGGGGATATTCGATCAGAATAACAATTTGATCCTGTCGCCGGATTCTTTCAATGCTCTTGCCTATCGTCAAGGATGGCGCATTGCGAATTATCCGATGGAACAGGGAGCATTTCAGAGTTACAACAAGGTTCAAACGCCTTTCAATGTTCGAGTGACTTTGAACAAAGGCGGGACAGACGAAGATAGAACGAATTTCTTGCAGCAAGCCACATTGGTAGCCGGCTCTTTTGATCTATTCAATGTGGTAACGCCTGAGTATGTCTATACCAATGTTTCGATTGAGAGTTACGATTATCAGAGAACAAATACGCAAGGCGCAAAGCTGCTTTCGATTGATTTTGATTTGATTGAGGTTCGGCTGGCTAACCAAGCGACATTCACCAATACCGCTACTGCAAGTGGTGCGAATCCAGTGAATAATGGGATTGTTCAAACTCAACCTGCAACGCCTGCTCAACAAGCAAATGCGAGCCTAGTCCAATAATGCTGATAATCCCATTACAAGCTATTCCGTCACAAAGCATCAATGTTCAATTGGCGGGACAGAATTGCACTATCAATGTGTACCAGAATACCTATGGGCTGTTCTGCGACTTGTATGTGTCGAATGTTTTGATTATTGGTGGCGTTATTTGCCAGAATTTGAATCGCATTGTCAGGGACATCTATCTAGGATTTATCGGCGATCTTTGTTTTCAAGATACACAAGGATCAAATGATCCAGACTATACGGGCCTAGGTTCTCGATATTTGTTCTGTTATCTGACGACTTCTGATTTAGGAGGTCGTGGATAATGTCTTTTACCAAGAAAAAGATCACACTGATATTCACACTCGGTCAAGGTCAATTTGGTCAGACAGGATCGAATACAGTTACCGTGGAAGGGTTGCGCGTATCGTGCCAGATTGTGAAGACTGGTAGCGCGGCCATGTCTCAAGCGAATATCCGAATCTTCGGATTGACTCCTACAGTCTACAATTCATTGGCTTCCATCTATCCGGTAAATCTCGGCATTCAAAGAAATACAGTGACCGTGCAAGCTGGTGATGATGTGAATGGTATAGCGACTGTTTTTATTGGGCAGATCACGATTGCTCAAATTGACTTGAATAGCCAGCCTGACAGTGTGATGAATATTGTTGCTCAGACTGGATTGCTGCAAGCTTTGACGCCTATCCAGCCTACCAGTTATCCAATGGGCGCAGCGGTTGCAACGGCCATGCAAAGCCTAGCAACGCAGATGAATTTGAACTTTGAGAATAACAATGTCACTGCGATTTTGCCTAAGTCTTATTTCCCAGGCACAGCACGCCAACAAGCCTTAGCTATCGTGGAAGCATCAGGAATTAAATGGAACGGTGGAGATGATGGCGTTCTGGCTATTTGGAATAATGGATCTAGTCGAGGCGGGGTAATCCCTATTATTTCCCCTGATACTGGGATGATTGGATATCCGTCTTATTCCAATATAGGTATAGGAGTTCGAACTTCTTATAACCCGAATATCCAATATGGCGGACAGATTCAATTAAAAAGTACATTGCAGGTTGCTCATTTGAATGGAAATTGGCAGGTATTCGGGCTTACTCACATGCTAGAAAGTGAATTGCCGGATGGTCAATGGATGACTGAGATTCAGGGATTTTCAATAGGTGCTGCAAATGGCCAATAATCCCGAGCAAGCATTTTTAGGCTTTCAACCTCCAGAAACTTTTGGATCAGATTTCAATGCCAAGGTATTTCTCATCAAGTCAATCTTGGCCGGCATCAGGACAAGCACCATTGTTCAAGTTCAGTCTTGCACGAATAATGGCGGGGTATCTCCAGTAGGAACGGTCAATGTCGTTCCTATGGTGAATCAGCTTGATGGTTTCGGAAATCAGATGCCGCATGGTCAAATCTATTCTTTGCCATATGTTCGTGTTCAAGGTGGCGCAAATGCGGTGATTATTGATCCGCAACCTGGTGATATCGGGATTGCGATATTTTCCGATAGAGACATCTCAAATGTGATATCTACCAAGCAGACAGCCAATCCTGGTAGCAATCGCAAATTCGATATGGCTGATGGAATTTATATAGGAGGCATATTGAATGCGGCTCCAACTCAATATGTCCAATTCAGCTCAAACGGGATAAACATCACAGCAACAGGAAAAGTAGTTCTGACAGATGGCACAGGATCAACTATCGTGATGAATAATGACCATACTGGATCAGGCACTTTCAGTGGAGGATTCACATTGAATGCTGCAGGAGGCGTAACAGTAAATGCAGCAAGCGGAATGACGGTAAATGCGAATATGCAAGTCAATGGAACCGTTACAGCAACAGGAGAAGGTACGTTCAATGGTGGGCATACTGTTTCTCAACATAGCCATCATCAAGGCCCAGATAGTCTTGGCGCTGCTGAGCAAGATGTTAGTACGCCATTCGGATAATCATCATGAATACAATGCTCTTAGATCGTACTGCTTGGGATTTATGCATAGACGCATCGGGCAATATTGCCATGGCATCAGATGGATATTCTTTAGCTCAAGATGCGGCTTCAGCAATCAAGCTTTTCCAAGGTGAGTATTGGTACAATCTCAGCTTAGGTATTCCATATTTTCAACAGATACTTGGACATTCTCCGCCTATCAATCTGATGAAGACTCAATTTCAAAATGCTGCGCTGACTGTGCCAGGTGTAACTACTGCGGTATGTTTTTTATCATCAGTCGCGAATGGTCAAGTATCAGGGCAGATTCAAATAACCGATACTAGCGGTACTACAACGATAGCGAGCTTTTAATGGGAACAACTAGCGTACCTCAAGTATCGCTTGGCACAAATGGATTTATTGCGCCATCTCAATCTGCCGTCCTGACGGGAGTGCAGACTGATATCAATACTGCTTTTGGTGGGGGACTGAACTTTGGTGCGACGGCTGCTGGTACTGTAGCGCCTCCGCAAGTTCAATTGTCTGTCAGCGAAACAGCTATCATTGGCAACACAAATAATCTTTTGCTTTCCTTGTTCAATGGCGTAGATCCAGCTTTTGCTGCTGGTCGCATGCAAGATGCCATTGGTCGAATCTATTTCTTGACTCGCATACCTGCGACATCGACAGTTGTTCAATGCACTTGCATAGGCTTGGCCGGCACAGTAATAGGCGTAGGCGCATTAGCTCAAGATACCTCGGGGAACATTTACTCCTGTACTCAAGCTGGGACTATTCCTGTTGGAGGCAGCATCGTTCTTCCCTTTGCTAATAATGTGCAAGGCCCAATCCCATGCCCTGCCACGACACTCAATATCATCTATAAGGCAATTAGCGGATGGGACACGATCAGCAATGCCGCTGATGGCGTACAAGGACAATTAGTAGAATCGCGCACGCAATTTGAAACACGGCGTCAGAATTCAGTCGCAGGGAATTCTCTCAATGCCAATCAATCGATATTGGGTGCGGTTCTCGCAGTTCCTAATGTGGTCGGTGCATATGTCCAAGATAATCCGAATTCTTATTACATAGCGACAAATCCATCTGCCATAGTCACTGCCTCGATCAGCGGCACAGTTCTCACAGTGACTGGCGTGAATTCTGGAACAGTGGC